CTATTGGGTGTCGAATCTATAAATCAAACACCCCGATAAATCCCAATTTGCCTCAATGCACTCCTATTATACTCGCTCTCCATCCCATTGTCAAGGGATTTGGACAAAAAAGTTTAGAAAACTTAAAAAATGGGATTGACAACCGCTGATCCGTGTGCTATACTGATCGCGGTTAAGCAAACTAAACAACCGACAGCGCGCCGTGTTTGCATACGCGCGGCGGGCTGATACCCTGTATGCAAGGAGGACGATCAATGAATCAAGAGAAGAACCAAAAGGAAACCGAGCGCCTCACCCCCAAGTCGGATACCGATGACAACCGCGTGTATTCCCGCAAGGTGGGCAAGCGCAACGAGGAGGAGGTCTGCCCCGGCATCTGCCCCTACTACCAGAGGGATCGCGGTCAGGGCATGGTCTACTGCGAATGCGCCCGCTTTCGTTTTCCCGACAAGCTGACGAGGCGGGAGATCGTGTATAGCTTCTGCGCGCACCCCGTGGGCTACAAGTCCTGCGCCATCAAACAGGCGATGGATCATTTCTACGAAAGGAAGTACAACCAGATTGAAGGCGACGAGAGCAAGGAAGGCGTGTGACGCCCGTGTTGCAGCGCAGGACACTGCGACCCGCGCGAACGCGGTGTTTGAGACCATGCGGCTGTACCACGCGTGGATCGGCTACCTACTTACCCGTTTGGGTGAGCATACGGTGCGGGTGCGCGTGGAGGACATTCGGGGCGCGATGGATCAGTTCAGCTGTTCGGTAAGCCGCGAGGAGGATGCCTACGTGATCCGACTGGACGGCTCCGCTCCCTGCCGCGAAAAGGAGGATGCTTTGAATGACGGAAGTGACCGAGAAGGGGAACACCGCGGCGATTGATTCGCCGGCGGCGATGGATCCGTCGGCGGAGATTGATCCGCGTACCGCGCAGGACGTCCGCCGTTGCCGTCAGGTAGAGGACGCGCTCTACCGCCGCGCCAAGGGCTATAAGGTGCTGGTAAAAAAGACCTACAAGGTCAAGCGGGTGGAGTACGATCCCGACACGGGCAAAAAGGTCAGCGAGCGCGAGGAGCTGGAGACGGGCGTGGACGAGGTTCACGTTCCTGCTGATGTGCGGGTGGTCGCCTACTACCTCAACAACCGCGACCCCGCCCGCTGGCGGGAGCACCCCAAGGAGGAGGGGGAGGATGATGCCGTCTACGAGGGGGCGGTGGCCTACCCGCCCATGGCGGCGCTGGCTGAGCCGACGGACGAGGAGGCGCAGGAATGACCGCAAGCCCCAAGCCGCGGCGGGTGATCTGGTCGCCCCAACCCCGTCAGGCGGTGTTCATGGCGCGTCCCGAGGACGAGGCGCTCTACGGCGGGGCGGCGGGGGGAGGAAAGTCGGACGCGCTGGTCATGGAGGCCCTGCGGCAGATCCATCTGCCCTGCTACAAGGGGCTGATCCTGCGCAAGACCTACCCCCAGCTCGCCGAGCTGGTGGACAAATCCCTGCGCTACTACCCGCTGGTCTGCCCCAAGGCGTCCTACAATGCATCGGCGCACGTCTGGCGCTTCCCCTCGGGGGCGAAGATCGTGTTCGGCAGCCTGCAGCACCCCAAGGACAAGTTCAATTATCAAGGCCAGGCCTACGATTTTATCGCGTTTGACGAGCTGACCCAGTTCACCTGGGAGGAGTATGCCTACCTCTTTTCCCGCAACCGTCCCAACGGCGCGGGCACGCGGTGCTACATCCGCGCTACCGCCAACCCCGGCGGCGTGGGGCACGGATGGGTCAAGGAGCGCTTCATTACCCCGGCTACCCCCATGAATACCGTGTGGGAGGCGGTGAGAATCCGCTATCCCGACGGGCGGGAGGAGGTACGGCATAAGTCCCGCATTTTCGTCCCCTCGTCGGTGTTTGATAACACGGCCTTGCTGGAAAATGACCCCGATTACCTTACCCGCCTGGCCTCCCTCCCCGAGGCCGAGCGCAAGGCGCTTCTCTACGGCGATTGGGACAGCTTTTCGGGGCAGGTATTCACCGAGTGGCGCAACGATCCCGATCATTATGCGGATCGCATCGGTACCCATGTGATTACCCCCTTCCGCATCCCTCGCGAGTGGCGGATCTGGCGGGGCTTTGACTGGGGCTACACCCGTCCGTTTTCGGTGGGCTGGTACGCCGTGGATCACGACGGGCGGCTCTACCGCATCCGCGAGCTGTACGGCTGCCGCGCCGACGGAAACGGTCAGCCCATCCCCAACACGGGCGTGTGCCGCAACGCGGATGAGATCGCGCGGGAGATTCGGCGGATTGAGTGTGAGGACCCCAATCTCATGGGGAGGACCATCCACGGCATCGCTGACCCGGCGATCTATCAGCGCAACGGCGGCGCGTCCATCGGAGAGCTGATGGAGCGCGAAGGTGTTTACTGGGACAAGGCGGACAATACGCGGCTCGCGGGCAAGGCGCAGATCCACAACCGACTCACCTTTGACGGGCAGGGGATCCCCATGCTCTACGTGTTCTCCACCTGCCGCCATTTCATCCGCACCCTCCCCGCGCTGGTTTACAGCCAGATGGACGTGGAGGACGTGGACACGACGGGGGAGGATCACATCTACGACGAATGCCGCTACGTGTGTATGGAGAATCCCTGTGCCGCCCCCCGCCCGACCGTGGCGGTGCGCCGCGGCTGGGATCCGCTGGACAGTACCGCGGTTTACGGCGGCAGGCTCGCCCCCTACGCAGGGCGTATTTGACATGACGATGAGACGATGAGATGATGAGATGAAAGGAAGGATACGATCTAAATGGAAGATTATGCTATGACAAGTCCCCCCGTGGCCAAGGTGACGGACGCCGACGTGCGCGTGGCGACCGAGCTGCTCGTCCGATACCGCGCGGGCAAGGCGCACACCGACGCCCGCATTTGCAGCGAGGCGGCGTGGTGGCAGAGCCGCCACGGCATTGGTGTGGTGGGGCAGGCCGAGGACGGCGCGCGCCCCGTGTCGGCGTGGCTGTTCAGCAGTGTGTGCAACAAGCACGCCGACCTGTGCGACGCCCGTCCCACCTGTACCGTACTGCCCCGCGAGCCCGAGGATGAGGCGGCGGCCAGATGCCTCTCGGACATTCTGCCCGTGATCGCCGCGCGCAGTCACTTTGATCAGATCTACTCGGACAACGCGTGGAGCAAGCTCAAGCACGGCATGGCGGCGTACGGCGTTTTCTGGAATCCCGTGCTGGAGAACGGTATCGGTAACATTGACATTCGCCGCGTGGACGTGCTCAATCTCTACTGGGAGCCCGGCGTGAGTGATATTCAGGAGAGCCCCCATCTGTTTCTTGTGGGCATGGAGGATACCGAGGCGCTGGTCGCGCGGTATCCCATGCTGGGTGAGCGCCGCGCAGAGCGCCGTGCCGCTCTGCGGAACGGGGATGCGCTTCTCACCCCCGAGATGGGGGGCAGTTATCTGACGCAGGGCAACGCGGGCAACGGCGACAAGACCGCCGTGGTGGACTGGTACTACAAGCGCACTCAGCCCGACGGGCGGACGGTGCTCCACTACGCCAAGTTCAGCGGCGACGTGCTTCTGTACGCCTCCGAGAACGATCCCGCCCTTTGCGAGAGAGGCTGGTACGATCACGGGAAATATCCGATCGTGCTGGACGTTCTGTATCCCGAGGAGGGAACGGCGTCGGGCTTTGGCCTGATCGCCGTGGGGCGCAATCCCCAGGGCTACGTGGACGAGCTGGACGGGCACATGCTGGAGTACGCCAACCACGCCAGCCGCGTGCGGTATTGGGCCAAGCGGTCGCTGGGCGTCAACGAGAAGGAGTTTCTCGATCCCAACCGCCGCATCATTGAGGTGGAGGGCGATATCGACGAGGAAAAGCTCCGCCAGATCACGGTGGGCCCTATGGACGGTATGCTCACCGACGTGCGCCGCATGAAGATCGACGAGCTCAAGGAAACCACGGGCAACATGGACGTGGCACAGGGCACGGTGGTGGGCGGCGTGACCGCCGCGGCGGCCATATCGGCGTTGCAGGAGGCGGGCAACAAGAGCCTGCGCGATTGCCTTTCGGGATCGTACCGAGCCTATGTGGAGCTCATGTATCAGGTGGTGGAGCTCATTCGCCAGTTCTACGGCGGCGTGCGGTGCTTCCGCGTGAGCGACAGGCAGGGCGAGCCGCGGTATATCTACTGGTCGGGCGAGGATCTGCGCCCCACCGAGACGGGATCGTCCGCTGACGGATGCACCTGCTACCGATCCCCCGCGTTCGATATCGAGGTGCGCGCCGAGCGGGAAAATCCCATGGATCGCATGAGCCGCAACGAGTGGCTGCTGTCGCTGTTCCGCGCGGGCTTCTTTGATCCTGAGCACGAGGTGGCGGCAGGACGCGCCCTGGCGGGCATGGATTTCGCGGGGATTGATACCCTGCGCGCTGCCCTCGGCGGTCAGAGCCCCACGTGATCGAGATCAAGGTGGCGGGGTGGGAGGATGGGATGGAGCTGGAGGCCTGCGGTCACGCCGCATACGCCCCTCGAGGCGCGGACGTGGTTTGCGCGGGGGTGTCGGCACTGCTGTTCGGGTATCTCGCCTATCTTCGGTCGGTGACGGGCGGAGAGGGCGAGGGACGCGGGAGGGTGGATTTTTCGGAGGGCGACGGCCTTTTGCAGATCCGCACCCACCGCATGAACCGACGCGACCGTGCGGCGTGGGAGGTGGTGTCGGCAGGCGTGCGCCTGATTGCCGACGCCTACCCCGCCTGCGTGCGGTTGACCGAGGCGTGGGGAGAGAATGATCGGGCGGACTCACCGAAAACAGAGTCACACGAACATACGGAAGGAGAGGGAAGGACATGGAAGACAAAGACGTGATCGGCATCGCTGCTGATCAGGAGGAGAGCACGGATATGGGGCTCGATATGCCCGGCGCGGACGGGGACGCCGAGGACGCAGCGTTGCCTGCCGAAGCCCCCGACGGCGGGGAAGAGGAAGAAACAGCCGATCCTACGGGGGCAGAGGAGGAAACGGTAGTCACCTCCGCCACGGAGGCGGACGGTACGGCAGCGGAAGAAGCCCCTCGTGACGAAGGGGATGGAGCGGTGCCGGGAGAGGCCGACACCATCTCCGATGCTCCGACGGATTGGAGTGAGCTTTGCGCCGCGTACCCTGACGTGGATCCCGCGCTGGTGGAGCAGGATGCCACGGTTGGCGCGCTCCTGCGCGGCGAGGTGCGTCCCACCCCGCGTCAGGCCTACGAGATCACCCATCTGGATGCCATTGTGGAGGCGCGGGTGGCCGAGCAACTGGCCGAGCAGCTTGCGGATCAGGTTGCTCAGCAACTTGATCGTGCGGTGCGCGAAAGCGAGGCGCGTCTTCTTGAACACATCCGTACCTGCGGTCAGCGGCCTGTGGAGAACGGCGTGCGCGCCGCCGTTGGGGTGCGGATGCACCCGGCCGTGGAACGCCTGACCCGCTCCGACCGCGCCGCGCTGGCGAAGCGCGCCCAGCGCGGCGAGACCATTCGGCTGTGAGCGCCATACGACGATCGCAGTCGGCAAATTTTAAGGAGGACGAATATGAACACACAACAGTATGTCAGCGATTTCCTGCAGCATTTTGCATCGGGTACCAACATTCAGGGCACGGGCGGCGTGTCCAATAACGACAGCGGCGTCATCACCCCCTACGGGACGGGTGAGGGTCTGTCCGCCGAGATGCAGATCTATTACAGCGACTACCTGATCGACAACGCCGAGCCCTATCTCGCGCACGATCTGTTCGCGCAGAAGCATCGCATCCCTCACGGAGCGAAGACCATTTCCTTCCGTAAGTACGATCCCCTGCCCAAGCGCATGACCCCCATCGCCGAGGGCATTACCCCCGACGGTCAGAATCTGCGCGTGAGCGTGGTGGAGGCGACCGTGGCGCAGTACGGCGGCTACGTGGAGCTGACCGACCTGCTCCTGCTTTCCGCCGTGGACAACAACCTGTGCATGGCAACCAAGCTCCTCGGCGCGCAGGCGGGCCGCACCCTGGACACCATCTCCCGTGAGGTGCTGGCCGGCGGTACCAACGTCCAGTACGGCGAGAACGCCGTATCGGCGCGTTACCTGCTTACGGGCGGCAAGACCTCGGGCAACCACTACCTGACCGTGGATTGCATCCGCCGTGCGGTGCGTTTCCTCAAGAGCCAGAACGCCGAGAAGATCAACGGCTCCTACGTAGCCATCATCCACCCCGACGTGTCCTATGACCTCATGAATGACCCGAACTGGAAGACCCCCAACCAGTACGCCGATCCCTCCCACATCTTTGAGGGTGAGATCGGTAAGATCGAGGGCGTGCGCTTCATCGAGTCCAGCGAGGCCAAGATTTTCCACGCACCCGATCTGGCATCCACCGCTCGCACCCTAAGTGTTAACGGCGCTGTCAGCGGCAAGTCCGACGTGACCTTTGACGGCGCGACCGTCAAGGCCTCCGGGCTGGTTGGGCGCTGGGTCATCATTGGCAATCAGCGCGGCTACGTTGGTGCGAACACCGCCACCCAGATGACTCTGTATACCGACAGCACCAAGACGGTTCCGCTGGCCATCACCTGCGCCGATAACACCGTGATCTACCCCGGTGAGGCAGGTGCCGAGGGCCGCGACGTCTACGCCACCCTCGTGCTGGGCGACAACGCCTACGGCACGACTGAGCTGGGCAACGGTGGACTGGAGCATATCGTCAAGCAGCTTGGCTCTGCGGGTACGTCTGACCCCCTGAACCAGCGTGCGACCGTGGGCTGGAAGGCCAACAAGGTTACCGTCCGTCTGGTCGAGGCGTTCATGGTGCGTATCGAGAGCGCGTCCACCTTCGAGTCGGGCGAGAACTGATTGACACATAGCCCCAAGGAGCGGATTCTGCTCCTTGGGGCAGGGAATCCGAATGTAAGATGAAAGGAAAGGTATCCATAATGAAACAGAATCAAACCGCTGCCCCCGCCGCCGTCACTGACGTGGAGGCGTATCTCAACGAGCTGGTTGCCGTCAAGCTTTTCCGCGACAACGATCGCTACCGCGACGACGTGTACGTGGCGGTCAACGGACACAACTGCCTCATCAAGCGCGGCGAGTGGGTGAAGATCAAGCGCAAGTTCGCGCTGGTGCTGGACCAGTCCGAGATTCAGGACATGAAGACCGCCGAGATGCTGGAGGCCGAGCAGAGCCGCTTCAAGGCGGCCGAGGAAGCGCACGCCTGATTGGAGCATTTCGCAGAATGACACATGCTTCCCGCCGCGCCCTTGGCGCGGCGGGAAGACGGTGAGAAAGGAAATCTATGACCATTCGCAGTTGTATTGATTTTTTGGATGCGTTGCATCCCAACCGGATCGACGATGCGATCAAGTCCCGTTGGCTGTGTGAGCTGGAGGGCAAGATCCGTTCGGAATTGCATGACGTACCCTTGACGAGGCTGGAGGAATGGGAGGAGGACGTGAACGAGGCCACCTCGTTGATCGTACCGTTCCCCTACGATCAGCTCTACTGGACGTATCTCGTCGCCATGACGCACTTTTATCACGGCGACGGTGCGCGGTACGAGAATGCGGCGGCGCTGTTCAACGCGGCGTACCAGAGCTACGCTAAGTACCTGCGCAGGATGGGCGGTGCGTGATGGACGAGCTGATCCTGCGGTGCGGGCGGTACTATCCATCCGCACAGAGCGGCGATGCCGAACGCCTGCACCGCCTTGAGAGTTACGTGGTGACTCTGTCATCCGAGGCCGAGGCGCTGTTTGAGAGCTGTGAGCGCCTGCGGCGCGAGATCGCACGGCACCTGGCCGAGCTGGACGAGAAGGTGGATGCGCTGTCAGCGGCATCCTCGGGCGTTGACGGCGTGAGTGATGCGTAAGCTGTCAATGGCCGCAAAACCAAGAAAGGAGAATCCGTTATGGCTGATACTCATTCGTATTTGCCGCGTACTCTGTGCCGCACGCCCAAGCGGCAGACACGCACTGACCGTTTCTTCGGGGGGCTTGCGCGAAACGCTCACCCCGATCGGTTGACCGTGGTGGATATGCATAATATGAGCTCCGCCGCATACCCCGCGCTCACCACCCGCTATCCTCGCTTCTGCTGCCGCGTGGGGGAGGGATCGTTTGGCGCGGCCCACGGTATGACGGTGTTCCGGGGGAAAATTTATCACGTGAAGAAAAGCACGCTCTTTGAGCTGATCCCGGGCGGGGCGGAGAGGGAGCTGTGCGAGGTTTCCGAAACACAGAAAACCTTTGTCTCCTTCGGAAACCGTTTGCTCGTTCTGCCCGACAAGCTGTGCTACCTGCCCGATACGGGCGAGATCGTCCGGATGGAGATCAACACGGGGGTGATCCCCGGCGCGCGGTTCCTGTACGAGGGCGCGTATCTGCCCGATGGCATGTCGTGGGAGGATCTGGGGTTCCGCAACGGGGATGCCATCATCGTGGAGGAGATGGACGGCGACAACGTGATCGCTACCGATACCTACCGCATTTACACTCTGCGCGGACAACAAGGCGTGTTTGAGGGCTGTCCCAAAGTCGCGCGCAACGGCTCCTTCCGCTTCCGCCGCCACGTTCCCGATGCCACGACGTGGTGCACCCTCGCCGATGGCAAACGGCTGGCGGCGTGTGAGGGGGAGTATGTGTACCTGTGCGAGGAGGATAATCCCTTTAACTGGTACTGCCCCTCGGCACTGCAGCCCGATGCGGGGGCACTCTCTCTGCGCGCCGCCTCAACGGGTGATTTTACTGCTTGCGCCGTTTGGCAGCGGCAAGCAATATTCTTTAAGGAAACCGCGATCTGCCGCCTGACGGGCTATAATTTGGAAACATTTGCGCTGGTCGAGCAGAGCGGTGTTCTGGGTGTGCCTCATGCGATGAAGCATACGCTGTGTGAATGTGACGGTGCCCTGTACTACTGCGCTCACGCAGGCGTGTTCCGTTACGACGGCGTTCGTCCCGCGCTCGTTTCGGCGTTGCCGCACGAAATGACCGATATGGGACAGGTGTGCGCGGGGAGTGATCTTTTGCGCTACCATATCGTGGTGCGGGAGGGGAACTACGACGTATGGCATTTCGTTTATACCCCGTCGCGGGATGCGTGGCACCTGGAGGGCTCGTACGACATGGCGGCTATGGTCTACGACAACGGTTTTCTGTATATGCAGGATACCTACGGCTACATTTGGGCATCGTCACCGATGGGACACCGTCATGCGGGTTCAACGCCCGAGAGAACGATCAGAGGGCAGATGTCGGCGCGGGTAACCTTCCTCGCTGACCGTTCCACCGATCCGGGTGGCCTTCGCCTGCACGCTCTCGCCCTGCGTGCCTCCTCCGAGGATGCGGACGGTACGATGACCGTGCGGATGCAGTTCGACCACGGTGACGGAAAATTCACCAAAAGCATTGACGTCGCGACCTTTTCAGGGGAAATGAAGGATCGTCTTTTGCATATCCCCGTGCCCACGGTGCGGTGCTATGGATACCGCATCCTGCTGTTCATGCGGGGGCGCTGGACGATCCACGACGTCACGCGGGAGATCGAGATCGGGGAGCCGTAAGCGGTTTGCTGAATTGATAAGAGGGAAAGGAGAGGATGAGGGTGTTTGATAAGGAGTCAAGCGCGGGCAACCCTGTTGGGGATGCCCTGTGTCACGAGCGGCACGGCAAGATCGACGCCGCGATGGAGCGGTATCTGGAGCGCATTGAGCAGCTTGAGGTGTGTACCGTCAAACTCACCCAGGTGATCGAGCGGTACGACGCCCAGCTCGCCGCGCACGAGAGCCGTATCTACGGGCTGGAGCAAAAGCCCGCGCAGAACACTGCGCGGCTGCTCTGGTACGCTGTCTGCGCTCTGATGGGCGCGGTTGCCGCCGTTCTGGCCGAATATCTGACGCTGTGATCCAAGGGGTACGGCACCGAAGGGTGCTGTACCCCGATTTTGGCTTAAAAATGAGAGCACGTATTGACACGGTAGACAAGCCGTGGTATAATAACAGATA